GCCAAAGAATATGGAGAGAATGTGATGAATCTACTTTTGTCCATGATAGACCATTGACTTTCACCTAAAAATATGGTAAGATATTAGGCCCTTTACGGAGGACGTAATGCTTCAGCAACGAAAAGCTAATTGCATAAGACACATAGCGTGTGAGTCGTGTGGAAGCAGCGACGCCAACGCAGAGTACGACGATGGCACCTACTTCTGCTTCTCATGCAACACATACACACCAGCCACCCGCAAACCACAGGAGCGGATAATGGAGGTTAGTCTAACGAAGGACGCAGAGCTGGAGCGTTTGATTGCTAAGTGGGCCGCAGCGCCTGCAACAAGCATCCCCGAACGCAACATTACGTCAACGTACACAAAGCACTATGGCGTTGTGGTCGATAGCGATAAGCACTACTACCCCTACTTCTCTGACGAGTCTTCAGAGCCTGTAGGTTTTAAGGTGCGTCATGTTGCCACCAAAGGCTTTGTGTCTATCGGCAACACGAAAGACGCTGGCCTCTTCGGGCAGCAGCGTTACGGCAACCACAACCAGCGACGCATTGTGGTCACGGAAGGGGAGCTTGACGCCGTAGCGGCCAACCAAATGTTCGACGGTAAGGCTGCTGTCGTATCCCTGAAGAATGGCGCTGGCGCTGCGGGGCGTGACTTCAAGGCAGCATACCAGTTCCTTGACGGCTTTGAAGAAATCATTCTGTGCTTTGACGCAGACGATAAGGGCCGTGAAGCTATCGAAAAGGCAGCGGAAGTATTCGCTGGTAAGCTGCGTGTCATGAAGCTAGACCCGCGCATCGGTAAGGACGCATGCGACTACCTGAAGGCAGGCCGTCAGAAGGACTTCACGGACGCGTACTGGAGCGCTTCGCTCTACACGCCGAAGGGTGTGCTGTCCAAGGACGAGCTGCTTGATCGCCTTCTTGCGCCCCGTCCGCGCAGCCTTGGCGACTACCCGTGGACTAAGCTGAACGACCTGACGTATGGCTTCCGCCCTACGGAGCTTGTCACCATCGCTGCAGGCAGCGGGCTGGGTAAGTCCAGCATCTTGCGCGAGATCGTGATGCACATCAAGAACACCACGAGCAATCGCATCGGCTGTATATTCATGGAGGAGAGCGTCGAGCGTACCGCTGAAGGCTTCATGAGCGTGGACCTAGACACCCCGCTACACCTGCCCATCAGCACCGTAAAGCGTGGCTCTCAGGAATATCGTGACTCCTTTGACCGTGTGTATGGGGACGACAAGCTGTTCATCATGGACGCTGGCTTTGACATTGGCGCTAGCGTTGATGATGTGGTGTCCCGTGTACGCTTCCTAGCCAAGGCGCTGGACTGTAACGTCATTGTGCTAGACCATATATCAATCTTAGTGTCCGCTGGTCAGCAGGGGGATGAACGCAAAGCCCTTGACGCGATCATGACTAGGCTGCGGACGCTAACCCAGGACACGGGGATTGTGCTGTTCGCTGTGTCACACCTCAAGCGCCCTGACGGTAAGGGCCACGAGGAAGGGGCTGTTACGTCCGTCGCGCAACTGCGCGGCAGTGCGTCCATAGCCCAGTTCAGCGACTTCGTAATCGGCTTGGAGCGCAACGGCCAAGCTGAGAATGTAACTGAACGCAACACCACGCATATCCGCGTGTTGAAGAACCGCTTCAGTGGCATCACCGGACCAGCCGGACACCTGCTCTACAATATGGAGACGGGAAGGCTTACGGAACACACGCCGCCGGAAGAGGAGGCGCTGTGAAGTCACCGTGTCGCAGCGAGTGTGAGTTAGAGGGGGACGTGTGCACTGGCTGCGGTAGAACGAAGGAGCAGATTATCATGTGGCGTCGATACACTGACGCAGAACGTGAACAAATTATGGAGGAATTAGGATGCGCCCCCGCTCAGCCTCAGCGCTTCGTGTCGAGGAGCTGGAAAGATTACTAGACCAAGTGTCTAAGAAGATTGACAAACTAGAACGTATGTATTTCAACAAGGGAGTAAGTGATGATTCCAACAAGCAACCCAAGCTACAGCGCGTTCATTCATGCGAGTCGGTACGCTCGCTGGCTGGAGGACGAGCAGCGTCGGGAGACGTGGGACGAGACGGTTAACCGCTACGTCAACTACTGGAAAGACAAGGGCATGATTGGTGGTAATGAAGTCAAGCGCTTCAAGAAAGCCATCCATGACCTTGACGTAGTGCCGAGCATGCGCGCCCTCATGACGGCTGGCCCCGCCCTGGACCGTGACAACGTAGCGGGCTTCAACTGCGCCTACCTTGCCATCAATGACCCGAAAGCTTTCGACGAGCTGATGTACATCCTGCTCTGCGGCACGGGTGTGGGCTTCAGCGTGGAGCGTGAGGAAGTTAAGAAGCTACCTCTCGTGGCCGAAGAGTTTGCCGACACGGACACCACGATTGTCGTAGCCGACAGCAAGATTGGCTGGGCTAAGAGTACGCGGCAGCTAATCGCTATGCTCTACGCTGGCGAGGTGCCCAAGCTAGACTACTCCCAAGTGCGGCCCTCTGGCGCACGCCTGAAAACCTTCGGTGGCAGGGCGTCTGGGCCTGAGCCGCTGGAAGACCTGCACCGCTTCCTTGTGGACGTGTTCAAGGCCGCTGCGGGCCGGAAGCTGACGGACCTAGAGTGCCATGACATCTGCTGTAAGATCGCTGAGATCGTCGTTGTGGGCGGCGTGCGGCGCTCTGCCCTCATCAGCCTGTCAAGCCCTGTGTCTGACCGTATGCAAGCAGCCAAGACTGGGCAGTGGTGGGAGCGTAACAGCCAGCGTGCCCTCGCTAACAACAGCGCAGTGTACGACGAGAAGCCTGACTTCCCGTTCTTCATGAATGAAATGAAGGCGCTGTACGAAAGCTTCTCCGGTGAGCGTGGCATCTTCTCGCGGGAAGCAGCACGCAACATTGCGGGGCGTAACGGACGGCGGGACAACACCGCAGCCTTTGGGTGTAACCCGTGCAGCGAAATCCTCCTGCGGCCCGCTGAGTTCTGCAACCTGAGCGAAGTGATCGTGCGGTCCACCGATACGCTTGATCAACTGCTGGAGAAGGTGGAGGTGGCTACAGCTTTCGGTACGCTGCAAGCTACACTCACCAACTTCCGCTACCTGCGCTCTGTGTGGAAGAAGAACTGCGAGGAGGAAGCGCTGCTTGGCGTCAGCTTGACGGGTTTGATGGACCACCCTGTGCTTAACGGCAGCAAGGGGAACAAGAAGCTTGAAGAGTGGCTGACTGTCATGCGTGAGCGTGCCGTCAACGTGAACAAGCAGTGGGCGGAGAGCCTTGAGATCAGCCCCGCTGCGGCCATCACGTGCGTCAAGCCTAGCGGTACGGTGAGTCAGCTTGCACTGTGCGCTTCAGGCATTCACCCCAACTACTCGCGGTACTACGTGCGCACCGTACGGCAGGATAACAAAGACCCCATGACGGACTTCCTGCGCGCCCAGGGCGTACCGTATGAGCCATGCGTCATGAAGCCTGACACCACCACCGTGTTCAGCTTCCCGATTGAAGCACCGAAGACCTCCATCTTCCGTAATGATGTGGGCGCTATCGGACAGCTTGAAGTGTGGAAGCAGTACCAGCTACACTGGTGTGAACACAAGCCGTCCATCACGGTGTACTACAAGGAAGACGAGTTCTTTTCTGTATGCCAGTGGATTTGGGACAATTGGGACATTATGTCTGGTATCAGTCTGCTGCCCTACGACAACGGCACGTACCGTCAGGCGCCGTATCAAGAGCTTACGGAGCAGGAGTACAAGTCTCTGTCGTCAAAGATGCCTGAGATCGACTGGGCCTCTCTGCCTGCCTTTGAGCGTGGCGACACCACTACGGGTAGCCAAGAGCTGGCCTGCACCGGCGGTGTCTGTGAAGTTGTAGGCTCTGGGGCTTGACACACCCCCGCTCCGTATGGTAAGATAAAACCGTTATGTAGCGTTACGGCAAACCTAATACAGCAATACCAATATTAGTTAGGCCGTAACGCTTACGTAACGCTAGCATAAAGGAGCAACATTATGAGCAGAATGGGTGACTACGTAATCGCCCTGCAGGAAGAAGAGGAAACAAACTGGCTTAGGAGAAAGCCGCATGAAGTTAGCAGTGTTGGACATAGAGACGAATCTTTCACACGACACGATCTGGATGGCTGGGGTGTATCTGCCCGCTCAGAACGCCAGCGTACACTGCGCTACGTCATCCGAGCTGTCGGCAACGCTGAAAGACGTTGATGGCATCATCGGCCACAACCTCCTGTCCTTCGACCTTCCTGTGCTGCACCGTGTGTGGGGCTGGGAATGGACCGGAGCGGTCTATGACACCATGGTCATGGGCCGTCTCCTTAACCCTCCTGCTGAAGGTGGGCATTCTCTAAAGGCTTGGGCGCTGCGGGCCGGCAAAGAACTCAAGGACGAGTTCGATGTCGCCGACTTCGACAAGGGCCTGACGGACGACATGATCCGCTACTGCCTGCAAGACTGTCGCGCTAACTGGGACGTGTACGAACACATCGTCGCAGAGCTAGACCGCCAGGGCTTCAGCCAGCAGTCCATAAACCTTGAGCATGACGTTGCTAAGGCTACGGCGCAGCAGATCGCCAATGGCTTCGCCTTCGACTTCCCCACTGCTTGCAATCTCTATTGCGAACACGAGCAGCGCATGCGGGAGATTGAAGAAGAGCTGCAGGCCATCTTCCCGCCCATCGTGGAGGAGCGCTGGTCCGAGAAGACCGGCAAGCGGCTTAAGGATAGCGTCACTGTGTTCAATGTAGGCTCCCGCCCGCAGGTGGCGAAGCGCTTGGCCCAGAAAGGCGCCGTGTGGAAAGACACCACGCCTACCGGACAGCCCAAGGTTGACGAGTCGACGCTTAAGCAGAACGAACACATTCCCGAAGCCGCTCTGGTCCTTGAGTACCTTACGCTTCAGAAGCGCTACGGCATGCTTAAGAACTGGCTTGATGCGGTGCAAGACGATGGCCGCATCCATGGCCGTGTCAACACGTGCGGTGCCGTGACGGGCCGCATGACGCACAGCTCACCCAACATGGCACAGATACCTAGCGACTCTCTGTACCGCCAATGCTTCGTTGTGCCTGAGGGCAGCAAGCTTGTCGGCATTGACGCTAGTGGCCTTGAGCTGCGCATGCTGGCCCACTACATGGACGACCCAGAGTACACGGACCTAATCCTTAACGGCGACATCCACACCTACAACCAGCAAGCTGCCGGCCTAGACACTAGACCGCAAGCGAAGACGTTCATCTACGCCTTCCTTTACGGTGCCGGTGATGCCAAGATTGGTAGCATTGTAGGCGGGTCGTCACGTAAGGGCGCACAGCTTAAGCAGCGCTTCCTAGACAGCCTCCCTGCCCTCCTGAAGCTGATTAACAAGGTGGCTAGGCATGGGCTACAGGGAAGCTTACCGGGACTTGACGGACGCCGTGTGCTGATACGCAGCGAACACGCAGCACTCAACACCCTGCTGCAGTCCGCTGGTGCTATCGTCATGAAGCAAGCACTGGTGCTAGCAACGGAGAAGCTGAAGCGCTACGGCTACCCGTACAAGCTGGTAGCGCAAGTGCACGATGAGTTTCAGGTAGAGGTGCCTGAAGAGTATGCGCAGCAGGTAGGCGCAGTGTTCCGTAACGCGATAAGGGAGGCAGGACGTACGCTAGAGTTGCGCTGTCCACTGGACGGTGAGTACAAGATTGGAAACAACTGGAGCGAGACACACTAATGAAACGTAAATTTAGAAAACTACCTTCTAACAAAAGGCTTAATGAGCTGTTGGCCTACAATCCACAAACAGGAGAATTGCGCTGGAAAGTCAATCGAGGGGGCACCGCTAAAGCTGGAGACACCGCCGGTTCTCTAGATGCCTCTAGTGGATATGTTACTATTTATGTTGATAGTGTTAATTACAAAGCGCACCGGATTTGCTACAAAATGGCTACTGGGTGGGACGCGGGGGTGTTTGAAATAGATCACATCAACGGCGTAAAGTTTGATAATAGGCTGTCTAACTTACGCATGGTAGACCACGCCACAAACCTTAGAAACTCACCACGATATTCAAACAATAGTTCAGGCTACAATGGAATTTATTTCCACAAAGCCACGCAGAAATGGATGGCCCGTATAAGGGTGAACACAAAATGGCACTATTTGGGGGTTTTTGAAAAACTAGAAGATGCAGTTGCGGTACGTGCTGCAGCAGATGTTAAGCATGGCTTTCATGTTAACCACGGGAGGACCGCATAACGCTTGACAAACGCACAGCAATATGAGAAGATAATACCAGTGGTCAACACCGGCCACGCAACTAACAAGGAACTAAACATGGAAAACCAAATCGTTCAACTCCGCGCTACCATCAGCTTCCCGTCCCTGGTGGACCAGATTGTTTTCAATAAAGCACCCACCGGAAAGTACGGTGTGCAACTCACCAACCTTAGCGACCGTGCCATTGAGCGGTTGGAAGAGCTAGGCGTGGAGACTAAGCAAAAGCCCGACGACAAGTACGCACGTGGTCGGTTCATTGAGTGCAAGTCGCAGTACCCTATTGATAACAGCGGCAAGTTTAACATCTTGTTTGAAGACGACGGCAAGACGCCCTTTGAGGGCAGCCCCCGCGAGATTGGGTATGGCACCGTAGTGCGCGCTAAGATCAAAGCGTACAAGGGACGTGACGGCGTATGTCGCCCCTCGCTAGTCAGTATGGCTATCGAAGAGCTGGCTAAGCCTGAAGTCAGTGTAGACGAAGACGCAATGGCTGAGGTGCTGTAATGCGCTGGGGTCTGGACGGCGACATCATTCTGTACAGCGTGGCGTTCGCCGCCAAGGATGACCCCATTGCGTTTGCTTGTCGTTCAGCGCGCTCCGTCTGCGAGCAGATTATGCAGGAGCTTGGGGCGGAGGGCGTTGAAATCTACCTAACGGGCAAAGGGAACTACCGGCACGAGTACGCCTGTGACACCTACCCGTACAAAGGCAACCGTAAGTCCGACAAACCGCAACACTTCACGGCGCTCAAGGAGTATATGATTGACTCTTTGGGCGCCGTTGTGGTTGAAGGCGAGGAGGCAGACGACAAGCTTGGGTATATGGCGTGTCAGCACGGCCACGGCATTGCAACGCTAGACAAGGACCTCTACGGCGTCCCCGGTTGGCACTGGAACTGGAGGCGCAGGGAGTTATTTCACGTGTCACCCGAAGACGCAGACCGTTTCTTCTACAAGCAGCTAATCACTGGCGACGCTACGGACAACATCCCCGGACTGTTCAAGCGCTTGGGCCAGAAGGCCACACGCAAACTCCTTGACCCCATCGAAGATATGTACGATCCCGCTGAGATGTACGCTTACGTTCGTAACGTGTACGCTGAAGCATTCGACAAGGTTGGCATGTGTGTGGACGAAAAGGAACAAATACTGGACGACTGGCTACTACGACAAGGGAGGCAGCTATGGATTCGCAGGCAGGAGGGGGAGCTGTGGGCGTTCCCAGTGGACGCGTAGAGCATGTGCTTACGTACCCTCAGCAGCTTAAACCACTACTGCGTATGATCAAGATGTGGCTTAAGGACCGCCACCGTATTAGAATCATACTGGAAACACTGGATGACTAAGAAGGTACCGAGGACGCGCAATGACGGCAAGTGGACGGAGGCACGCTACTTTGGCTTTATCCGTAGCGCCCTCCGCTCTGCTTTCCAACGCTGGGGACCGAAGCACAGCGCCAAGCAAGCCGCTAAGGTAGCGTACAACACCTACGAATGCGCACACTGCGGCGGCTGGTTTGGTACAAGGCAGGTGGAAGTGGACCATATTGTACAGTGCGGGTCGTTACGGAACTACGACGACCTCCCCGGTTTCGTAGAGCGAATGTTCTGTGAAGCTGACGGATTCCAAGTGCTGTGTAAAGAGTGCCACCAAACCAAGACTAACGAAGAACGCGAAGCAAAGAAGAGGAGTAAGTAACATGGCGCGGGTAGGCATTATTGGTGACACACACTTGCCCTACGAACTAGATGGCTACTTGGAGTTTTGTCAGGAGCAGTTCAAAGCCTGGAAGGTAGACACTGTGGTACACATCGGTGACTTCATCGACAACCACAGCCTGTCATTCCACGACAGCGAGCCACTGCTGCACAACGTACACGGAGAGTACGAGTCTGCGCTACAGCGGGCTAAGCGCTGGTACGCAGCGTTCCCGAAGCTGACGCTCATTCTAGGGAACCATGACCGCATCCCTGCACGGCAGCTACGTAAGCTAGGCATGGAGCCCTCCATCTACATGAAGCCCTTGGAGGAGCTGCTGGAGATGCCGAAGGGCTGGCAGGTTGAGGAAAGCATTGAAATCGACGGCGTGCTGTATCATCACGGCGAGAGCGCTAACGGTGTGAATGGCTTCCGTAACGACGCCAAGCAGCGCATGCAGTGCACCGTATCAGGCCACAACCACAGCAACCTTGGCGTGAGCTACACGGCTAGCGACAGGGAGCTGGTGTGGGGCATGGCGGTAGGCTGCGGCGTTAACCAGAAGCACCTCGCCTTTGCCTATGGGCGACACTTCAAGCTCAAGCCCATCATCGGCTGCGGCGTGGTCATTGATGGCGTACCGTACCCGGAGCCTATGGACCTTGGCTCTAAGATTCGGAGGGTTTGAGCCGTGACGCTGCACGAAGACCCGCTGATTGAGCGTGTCCTTAACAACTGCGATGCTATTGAAATCATAGAGTTGTGCGACATAACTACAGAGGAGCTGGTAGAAGTGCTTAGAGGACACATCTTAGACAACCGCGAACGCTTCCTAGAATACATGGAACGATGGGATGACTGGGCATGAAGGTAGTTAAAGGAGACTTCAAGAAGAACAGTAAGGACAAGCACAAGGTTGTCGATATGCTTGAGGCGCTGCGTGATGCGCTTGGCACCTTTGAAGACGACAACCCAGAGGTAGCGGTGGAGAGCGCTTGCGTTATCTTCATCGAAGGCAAGGAGTTTGTGCTGGCCTCTAACGGCCTACACCCTGACACCGTTAACATGCTGCTTGACATCGGTAAGTACCAACTCATCATGGGAGGTTTTGAAAGTGAAGAAAGCTACGACGGCCCCGTCCACTAAAGCTGACCAGCGCCAGGAAGGGGGGGATCACTACCGCCTAGCTATTCAGCCCATCGACTTCATCTACCAGAACGGGCTGGGCTTTATGGAAGGCAACGTGGTGAAGTACGTGACGCGCCACGAGCAGAAAGGCGGCAAGGAGGACTTGCTCAAAGCCATTCACTACTTGGAGCTGCTGATTGAGCGGAGGTATGGGCCGTGAAGGACTACCTACACCGCATCTTCCACGCCCTGTCTGTCCTCGCTAACGTAGTGTTCCTGAACGGGCTGCCATATGAGTCCGTATCAGGGCGCTGCCACCGCGAGGGCTGGGAACGGGCTGAAGAGGCACTGGATGACCTGTTCTGGTTCGACCGTAACCACTGCTACAACAGCCACATCAATGAACGTGTATGGGCAAGGGAGTTGACGAAGTGAACTTTGAAGAACTGGAGCAGCGCGTAGCTGAATGGCATGACGACCGCAACCTAATCCTAGGCAGCAGCGACGCAGCACAAATGCACAAGCTGCTAGAGGAAGTGCAGGAGCTGGACCAAGATGTCCATGACGGCTTTGACTTGCGGGATGAATTAGGCGACTGCTTGGTGGTGTTGATTAACATTGCGACGCGTAACGGGTTTACGCTGAAGCAGGCGCTAACGGTCAGTTACAGCAAGATTAAGGACCGCAAAGGGCAGATGCGCCACGGCATCTTCGTGAAGGAGGAGGACTTATAGGAGGCATGGCGCCCGCTACGCATGGCGTGTAGCGGGCGTTACGCTTTAGTCGAAGAAGGCTGCCCATTGCTTGTATAGCGGGTGGTCTGCCACAATGTTAGCCAGTTCGTCCGCATCTTCCCGCGCAATAGCCTGCACGATACCCTCAGAAACGTCCCCGTATAGCCCCGTAGGGGGAAGCGCCGAGGACAGGATAGTCTTAGCGGGGTCTTTAATAAGCTCAGAGCGCTCGTAGCTGCTACCCACACCGATGCTGTTTAGCGTGATGGGGCCAAGCACAGAGTCAAGCAGCGAGAACATAAACTCTTCAGCGCTGGGCTCGTAGTCTTCCTTGAACAACTCGTTACGCCCAACGTTCATGCCTGCGTAGCTGATGCCGGGAAGCGCTAAGTACGTAGCCGCTTCCTTAGCAGCCCCAGCCCTATCGCCGGCCTTCCACTTATCTACAATTTTCTCGCTGAGCAGCGTGTTGTGCTTGATGGCAAAGCCGCGCATCATCCACAGCGGGCGCAGGTTGGGGTTGTTCAGCCAGCCGATGGGCCGACCCGCTGCGGAGATAAGCTGTTGCTGTCCGAGCCCAAGCGTAAGCAACTCGTCGTACAGCTTTTTCTCCTTGTCGTTCATCTTCGTAATGTCGCCGCCCGTGCGCTTTACGGCCCCCTCAATACGAGACATTTCAGACGGCTTGAAGTAGGTACCCCAACGCTGGCGCAGCGTGTTGTTGTTCACACGGCTAAGGGTGTCTTGCGCTACAGTCTTAAGAACTTGATTTTTAGCCACGCGATCAGCGGTTTGGAAGCCACCCCACTTCATAACATTGTCGGTGATGGACTTAGTAATGATTTCGGCACGCTCACCAGCGCTAAGTTTCTCGCTAGCTGCTGGTATGTTTTGCACAAATTCCCCATACTGCTGCTCAATGCCCAAGCGCCGTACATCTGCGCTTTTGCTGGCGGCACGATTAACCAATCCACGAAGACTAGCAATGCCGTTGTTCCACACAGCAGTGGGTATATCGTGGAAGTTAAGCAACACAGTCTTAGGACCGGCCAGCACAGAGTAGCCGCTGTTCTGTAGCGACTTGATCCACGCATTGGCGGAGTTGTTTTGTCCCTTAAGCATCATAGCAATGGCGTTTCGGGCATCGCGAGAGCCGAACTTATTGATACCGCGATCTTGGAACTTCTTCTCTAACGCGTCCATCAAACCATCAGCGCCTTTGTTTAGCTTCTTGATGTCAAACTTTTCTTGTAGCTGTAGCAGGCGGTTGTTATTGTGGATGCGCTGCGCGTTCGTAAGGAATGGGTTGGCGTAGTCGCGTACGTTCAGGCCCTCTTCCGCCAGCTCACGCGTCCGCTTTAGCTGCGCACGATCAATCGGCATGTTGATTTCGTCGTCAGCAAAGTCTTCAATGTAATCAGAGCTGCGCTCGCGCCGCGACAGTTGTTTGCGTTTGGTAATCTTACGAACACGCTGAGTATGTAAGTAATTAGTAGCGTCTTGATTGCGCCCCAGCATTTCGTTATAGCGGGCGTTAGAGTTTTTGGACCAATCTAAATACTCAACAAGTGCTTTAGAAGACTCAGCGCCTAGTTTACCGTTTACATAACCAACAAGCTCGCCTACGGGTTTCTGTCCTTGTGCGTAGTCCAACACCATACCAGCAAACTGGTCGTCTTTATTCCACAGATTGATAACGCCTTGCATGTCTGCATTTTCTACAAACTTTGCGTTCTCTATGCCCTTTTGGCGCATTGCGGATTCGTCGGCACGTTGTACCCTACCGCCAAGTTCTGGGCTAATCCGGCGGCGGATAGCGTCAGACACGCCGACAAACATCTTGTCCCAAAAACGCAAGTCTTGGTTAACGTCAGTCCAGTTGGTTTGATCCGTGATTTCTGCTACTTCGTCCACGGCGCTGGCGTTGGGGTTTTTGACAATACCATCAAGCTTCTGGCCCAGCTTCTGCGCACCGGCACCAAACACACCGCCAAGCAGCGCACCGGACAGCGCGCCTTCAACACGGCCCTCTACTTCCTCGCCGCTAAGCGCACCAAAGCCAGCACCGTAGCCGGCGCCAATACCAGCAGCGCGCCCTAAGCTAGCCCCTTTACCGATAACACCAATAGGCGTAGCAATACCGGCAAGCATTCCAGCACCCGTAGCGGCTGCTGATAAGCCTGGGCTTTCTTGTTCAAACTGCTGAAGCTGCTGACGAGCTGCCGCAATGTTCCTGTCGTAGTTTAGGTTTTCGCTAATTGCCTGCGACAAGTCCATATCTGAGCCGAACACGTCAGATACGGTGCCGCCAACGCCGCGCAGGATTGCGTTTAGCTCGTCACCGACACCAAACGCGCTCTCTGCAAACTGCGTAGCGGCGGCGCCAGCGGTCTCCAGTCCCGTAAGCTCTTCGTCGTCAGGCGGAGATAGACGCTCAATTAGCTTATTAATCGCCTCTTCTTTACTTGACGCTACTACTTTGTACGAAGAACCTTGATAACCCAGCGTGTATTCTTTCACGAAACTCTCCAATTAGTTTCCGCCCAATGCCTTTAAATTAAAGACGAGACTCCATGTCGGCAAGAGCGCGGAGATCGGCGTCCCGCTGTGCGGAAAGGGATTCCGATACACGGTAGCTTCCAGGTTTGCGCGCAGGGGGTAGCTCCGTTCCCGGCTTCATTCCAGCAAGCCTATTAGCTAACCGAAGACGACGCTGAACATTTGTGCGTAAGCTTTCTAGTTGGTCTATGCGGGCATACTTTTCTTCAGACCCGGCAGGAACAGCGCCCACGCTAGAGTACGGTCCAAGAGATTTTAGCTCGTTTTCAATCCCCACAATCTGCGCTTCCAAAGCAGAAATCAAAGTAGGGGACACAGCAGGAACCGTATTCGTGCCCCGAGTTTCAGCAAAGCCGGGCCCCTGAGCAGCCGCTGGTGCTGGCGCTTCGTCTTCAAACGTAAAGTCTTCGGGCGCCGGGCCTTTCGCTTTCTCTCCCGGCTTAGGCAATCCCGCAAGAACGGCCGCAGGGTCGCCTTCTTTGTACTGAACATACTCTGCCGCACGCGCATCCCCAAGAAGAGACTTTAATCTTTCGTTCCTAAGAAGCCGAATAGCCTGAAGTTCTGTTAAATCAGATTGGGGCCACGGCCTATCTTTTGCTGCTTTACGTTCTGCTTCATTAAAAGAATTATTAAGAATGCTATTAATTGAAGCCTTCTCTACTTTTTGCAGCGCCCGCTCTGCGTTTACATCACCCATAGCAACGTTGTCAATGGCGCCATAAAGACGCCTTAGTATTACTGAGCGCTCGTTTATAAGGCTATTTCGCGTTGTTTGCGGTAAGAAACCTTTACCTGCTACTGTATTGTTAGCGTCTTCAACCTTTTTATTATACTCTTCTATTTGTGTTTTTAAGCTTTCCGAAGTTTGAGCAGGAACAGCATCTCCGGTAGGGATTAAACCTACGTCAACAGACTCAATAGGAGCCCCTGCCTCTGCTTCTCTTTCTGCACGGGAGCGCTCCGCCTCTAAGCGGTCAATATTATTTTTATAAAGAATGCTTGCTTGAGTTGCTACAAGAGGCCCAGCGCTTTGTAGCAAACCATTTAGCTGCTCTTCAGTCCTTGCTTTATTAAACGCAGCAGCCATTGCTTGCGTTGCTTTTTCTACCGCTGCGTCTTCAGCCCGTTCTTTATTAAGACGCGCACGCTCCCCTTCTTGATATGCCTGATTCTTTTTGTTATAAAAGCGACCCTCCGCTTGGGATAGCACAGGCATCATGTCAATGCCTTGCGCATATCCTACGCTCATTGCCGCAGCTTGAGCAGCTTCAATAGCCGCTTCGTCTTCAGAAGCCAAAGCATTAGTGTAAGCGTTAATGGCCTTGACTTGGGCCTGCCCCTCTCGAAGCTTGCGCTGTTTCTCTGCCTCTTCTTTTTGCTTTTCCTCTAACACCAGCGCTTGATTGGTAAACAAACGCTGTTGCTCAGTGTCACCAATACGCCCCTGAAACGCCGCTTGGCGCTGCAAAGACTCAACATTGGTGGGATCTAGTTGCGGGCGAAACGAAGTCATAATGGGCTGCATAAGCCCAGTACCGGCCCCGCTCATACCGCCAATGGCGCCCCCAATCTGCGACAACATTCCGCCAAGGTTGGCGCTTGCGTCTCTACCTGCCATGATGTCGCTCCTTAGCCAATCGCGTCAAAGTCAAAGTTTTCAAGTGCCCTAAGACCGGCAGATTCTTCAGCGGTGCTAGACAACAAGCCAGGAAGGCCAAGCATTTCAAGCAAGCTAGAACCTGCAGGCGCTCCTTGCCCAATGCTGCCAATAGCCGTCATGCCCGCACCGAACAAGTTACCGAACAGCTCGCTCGCTGCCTTCTCTGCATTGATTTGTGCTTGAATGCCGCCAAGGCCAAGCTGCGCACCGTAACCGGCGCCAGTGAGCTGTCCGGTCTGGGCCATTTCGCCGGCCAAAGAGCCAAGCTTAAGTGCTTCAAGCTGCTGCTCAAACGGCGTAAAGCCCGCCTCGTAGCCCTGTAGCCCAAGCTGCCCACCGGCTTGCGCAATGTCTGCCAGCATGCCAGCGCCTCGCTGCCCAAGCTGTGCTTGCTGTAGCCCAAGCTGCCCAAGGTTGGTGCCAAGCTGCCCTTGAAGCTGCCCGGCTTGCGTGCCAAGCTGACCAAACTGTGCGGCCATGTTAGCACGGTTAAGCGCCTCTTGCTGCGCTTGCCCCATAGCCTGGAACGCTGCTTGATTGGTAGCCTCAGCGCGTGCACGGGCCATAGCGGCATCCTCAGCGGTGCCACCAAACTGCGAACCACGCAACCCGCCACGGCCCATGGCAAACTCACGGGCTTGCTGTGCGGCCTGTGCGCGCTGAAGTCCAGGCTCTTGCAGTGCCATGGCGCGCTCAAACACTTGTTGCTCGCGCCCTGCCGTGTCCATCATGGCTTGCTGCATTGCTTGCTGCGACGCCCCTAGGGCGCCAGCTTGTTGCCCTGCTAGGCCAGCCTGCCCAGCTTGCATCGCGGCTAGCGCTTGCGCATAAGCAGGATTCGTCATAGCTTGCTGTAGCGCTTGACCAGCAGCGTCAAAGCCCGCTCCAGCGCCTCCAAACATACTCTGACCGGCTTGCAACATAGCCTGCTGTGGGCCTACGCCTACATCTAAACTACCCGTAGGATCAATCGTAGAGCGTCCTAGGCCCGTCTGCACACCATAGCCACGGAAAGCAGCTTGATCTTGTAGCTCCCTACCCAGCTCTTGAATCTGTGCAGCGCCTTGACGCCCAGTCTGCCGAATATCTTCAGCCATTTGGTAGCCAGCAGCAGCGCTACCGGCACCTGCCAGCAAATCAAAAAGGCTCATTTAGATAATCCTCCCGATGAGGGTCTGTACGTTAATCTCTTGAAGGCTACACGTGTTGCCGTTAACTTCAATGCGGAATCCAATAATCACTGACTCGCCGCTCCCTTTTGCATTCACGCGATAGCGCTTAATGGTTGTAAGGCCAGGACCGTATTCGTCAGTCTGGTTAAAGTATGCTACGTTGTATAGCGCCGGAGCCTGAGCAGTAATCGTCAGGGACTTAGTGTAGTCAAGGCGTCCGCTATAGCCCCACCCTGCGTACGCCTGAGCGTTAGACAGCGTAGACACAACAGTAAAGTCAATCTGCTTTACGAACTTAGAGTTAGCAGGCTGACCAAACGTAAATGAATTAGACTCATACTTAAACTCAAACGGCTCATCATTGTAGTTTAGGCCGTCATTGTACAAAAAGCAGCCATAGCCGCTGGCGCTGCTTGCTAGCAACACGCGGGCTTCGCCGGCCACTTCGTAGTACATGGCACGCTCCCAGACCGTGTTGGTCCAGCGCGTCACCTTGTTGCCACCCGTTACGC